GTAATAATTAATGTGTGAGGGCAACGGTATAGAGTGCGACGAACTGAAAAGGCGAAATCTGATTTCGCCTCCAAAACCCGTTGATATCAGCTACCCACTCGCTTGTCTCTTGCAACAAGCACAACAACTTATAGAGGATGTCGACGGTTTTTCGATGAATAATAAGCAGGAACTCTGCGACGCTATTAATAAAGTTCTACGGGTATGAGACATACGTCTACATACAGAGAAATCTCCTATAGGAGTTGTAATACCAAAGCAGTCTTTTTAAAAAGACTGCTTTACCTTCTGAATCATTTCCATTTCCTCTTCCATATTACCTCCCGTTTCAAGAATTACCGGAACCATAGCCTTTCTACACCACTCTAATAAGAATCCCAACCCTTCTGTAGTCTCCGAGTAGATCTGACCTTTCCCTAGCTGTTGGTGCAAGTCTCTACAGCATCCTACTCCCACCTTACTATCATTGAGATGAAGTAGAGTAATACGTTGCACTCCTATGTTTCTATCCCAAATCCGAAGAAACTCTCTCACCTGATCTTCCGTTCTGATATCATACCCACTAGCAAAGATGTGCGCCGTGTCGATACAGAAACCGATACGAGAGTTATATACCTCCTCTCCTAACTCTTCTTTGAGTTGAGAAGACAGTCTTCCGAAATTTTCTATATCCCAAAACACATCATTACCATTTTTAGCTTTCGTAGAAGTTTCTAGAATAAGTCTTACTTTTTTATCAAAAGTCTTTTCTATAACCTCTCTTACATTTTTACAGAAGAATTGAATACACTCTTCCAAAGATAACTTCTCTGTATTCTTACCGAGATGAATGACCACGCCTGTCCTCGTCTTGTTCTGTTCTGGAGTAAGAGTGTCTAACACGCATATGTCTTCTACTACGCTATCGATAGCGGCCTGTATCCCGGGCTTTATAAAGTTAATCAGATAGGAACCATGAACTACAAGATATATACTATCTAGTAGGGAACAGATATCTTCCATCTTCTTTTTAGACATTTTGACTCCTGAGTATCGCATAGGTGATTTAAAGAACACTTGCACTGCTGCACAATCCGGAGTGGAGTGTCTGATGTGAAGCAGCGCCACTTCAGATATCGATTCAAGAGGAGTATGCCAGCCGAGTACAAGCGCCATTTCATATCTCTTCTCTATAACATAGAAGAGATATCACTTTTAAAAAGTAATCTAAAAGTGGTAAGAATGATTGTTAAAATTATAGTTATATCACTCTTTTTACTTTCTATCTATCTGATTTCTATAGGAGAAGTTGTTATACCATTTTGTATATTCTTTATCTTTCTCTATATTCTATATCTTTATGCTTGTTCTTTTAGAACTGTTCTCACGGAGAACCCCTATGTATGGAAAGAAACCTGGAGGTAAATTGGAATCTATCTAGATACCAATTAATTTGTTTTACCTTTAGAACTCCTCATCAAACGTGATAGAGGATTGCTCTTCTACCTTTGAGTACTCGGTTGGTCTATGTTCAAAGAAGTTTGTCTTATTCTCAAGACCGATCATTAGCATCCAATCGAATGGATTTTCCGTGTGGTACACTTTCTTTCCAATCAGATTGATGAGGAGATGGTCTGCTACGTACTCTATATACTGAGACATCAAGTCCTTATTCATACCAATCAGACTTACCGGTAGACATTCACATACGAACTCTTTCTCAATCTCTACCGCCTCTCTTATCATTTTTACCACTTGCTCTTCAGAGAGTTTGTTTTTGATATAGCGTCTATAGAGAAGACAGGCAAAGTCTCTATGCATTCCTTCATCTCTAGAGATGAACTGATTTGAGAGTACCAGAGCTGGCATCAAACTGCGCTTCTTTAGCCAGAAGATACTGCAAAAGCTACCACTGAAAAAGATTCCTTCTACCATACTAAACGCTACGAGGCGTTGAACAAAGTCTCCCTCGTGCATCCATTTACGACACCATTCTACTTTTCGAGAAATGGTAGGAATGGTTCTGATCCCGTTAAGAAGGCGCTCTCTCTCTTTTAGATCTTTGATATAGGTTTCTAGTAGAAGACCGTAGGTAAGACTATGCTCCGACTCCATAAAGATTTGGAGTTGATAGAACATCTGTGCTTCCGGAATCGTGATTCGAGAAGCAAAGTCTGTCTCTAGGTTTTCATTTACAATAAAGTCGCTAATACTGAAGAAGGCTAGAATAGTAGAGATAAAGTGCTTCTCATCACCATTGAGCTTTTCCCAGTCGGTGAGGTCAGACGAGAGATCCAACTCTTCTGCTGTCCAGAAGCTTTTCTTGTGATCCTGTCGCGCCTGCCATAAGTCGTGGTGCTGAATAGGGAAGAGTCTGTAGCGAGTGTTGGCCGGGTCGAGAAGAGGTTCAATCTCGCGAGACGGGGAAGCGGTGTTCGAAGTGGATTCCATGTTTATACTATTATTCAATAGAATGTTTAAGATTCATTTTTGAAATTTCTCGTGTTATATACTCTTCTAGCTTGTCGTAGGCTATTGTATCTGGTATGTACAGAACTGGTATTCCAAGCTCCTCGCACCTCTTCTTCTTATAACCGTCTCTATCTAATTGATCCACAAAGTCTTGGTATGTTTGGTGAAAGAGTGGAGAGAACTTCCTATGCTGTATTCCTTGATACTCAAAGGCTAGGTTATAGTCTTTTGAGTAGCCGTCAAGTTCCAAGTTCTTACCGGTTTTGGGATATTTCAGAAAGTCCGGTCTTATTGAGACGAAAGAGGTCTGAAAGAGGTTTTCTAAAATCATACGACATCGGGTCTCGTGTTTCTTTAAAATCCTTTTCTTTTTAGAGAAGGGTTCTGTTGCGGCGTCCACAAAGTCTTTCATAGTAATTGAGCTAGTTGATGTAGAACGAGGTCCGTAAAAGCAAAGTATAGTAATTAGAAAGATACCTCCTACGATAGCCCATAGAAAAAGATACTTGTAAAATCGGCTAACGTAGCTGTGAGAGAGTCCTAGAAAGCGGTCTGTTATCCAATTCATCTTATAGTTATAGAACATAATAATTCTCAGACCAATCTTTTGATTTCAGATGGTTGATACAGTAGGCGGGAAGATATGAAGGAGCTTTCCATATCGAATTCAGAGCGGTAAGTTTGTTCTGTTTTGATACTATACCCTCGTGTTCAAGATATTTCATACAAAAGTAGGAACAGAAACTTAGAAAGGATTCCGAGCCTATCCTTTCTACTACTTTCTGATCATAGTTAATATCAACGGGCTGAGGAGGATTTGTGATACGGAAAATAGTTCTACGCCGATTGATAATATTTATATAATACTCTAATGGAACGAGGTAGACCTTTCCGTAAGAAGAGTATGGCATCTCATATTCTTTAAACTCTTTCATAGTACTAAATCTCCACTCCAAAACCTTTCGCTCTCCTTTATCCAACACTACGAGAGCAATGTGAACGTATCGATTCCCCAATAGCCTATATAGCATAATGGGATTTAAAGGATGGTTCGCGAGGCGTACATAGGAGTAATTGATTACCGTCCCAGGCTTGATAACGTCTAGAGATAAGGGTTTGCTATTTCGATAGTCATACTCATTCGTAATACCCTGTAAGATCCAAAGTAGAGCTAGAAGAAGGGCGACACGAATAAAAGGGTGGAGAGAAGCGTATCGTAGTATAAATACACACAGCGTAAGAGTAGATAGTAAACCAACAAGTTCTGAAATCATCTATTATTATTAATCATCAGAGGATTAAATTGTAAAATACGAACTCCATCTATCTGATTTACTCGTTGCGCTGTACTTTCAGCAGTTTCTTGTAAGAAACGCTCTCCATGGCGATACTGTATGTCTACTGTCTCCACCTGTTGAGGAGGAGGAGGCGGCGGTTCACAGTCCGTTTGGACTTCTGTATTTTGTAAAGGCTGCTGGAAACTATTTCTCTTACCAAACTTTACTGTAAACCCTTCTCTATTCATTGGTAAGAATTGCCCGAGAGGCGGAGTTCCAGGGACAGGGGCAAATATGGCTATTCCTCCAGGAGAAGAGGAAGTTTGAGAAAGTAGCATAGTCTGTTCAGAACTAGCAATGTAAATGATAAATAGAACGACAGTAGCTAGAAAGAGTAGAAGTACTCCTTTCGATATCATTTTACTAGTATCAGAGCAAGAATAAAATAGATAAAGAAACAAAAGATGGATTGGATACTAAATTGTATCCGAATCCAGAGAACTACTCTTACGCAGAGCAGGACTCACAAGCTGCGTTGGAATCAGAGTTTACCTTGAAACGCTTATCAATCGAGTCTTCCATCAGACTGAAATTGACTGCTTCTACTCGCGGTTTACTTCGGAGATAGTAGCAACCCGTCTTCAATCCTTTCTCCCAAGCGTAAAAGTGCATGCTAGAGTTAGTCGGTGTCGCCATAAATAGATTCATACTCTGTGTTTGATCGACGAAGGGGGCTCGATCCGCCGCTAGGTCAATCACGGTCTTCATCGATATCTCCCATACGGTACGAAACTGTTTCTTTACATCATCTGGAATATTAGAAATAGTTTGTACCGAACCTCCATTACGAATAATCTGATCTACCATATCTTTTGTCCACAGATTCTTCTCATTCAGGGTTCGATAGAGATGTTTATTCACTACCGGAAAGTCTCCTGCTAGAACTTTACGAGTATAGATGTTGCTAGTAGCCGG